ATATTTTATAATTTTGTTTATTTATCTTTTATATTATTACATATTCGTTGTTAATTAATAACAAATATGTATGATAAATGCCATATATTTATAAAATCGGTAATGAACAAATATACTATACTATCCCCTAACGTATATATATATATATATTTATTTGTTTATATTATACTATTAATATAACATAAACGAACAACTTATTTACGGGACAGTCCCTATATTATTCACATAGATATTAATCGAGATCAAACATATTAAATATATTTATTCCCGATTATTCATCATCGTCGCCGAACGCATATGTACCCCACAATAGCCCATTCGTATCGAACATGCCCTCGTAAAACTTGAGTTGACGTCTCATGTATACGGGTTGGTTAGTCATTTTCGCATACGCATGGATACCATATTGAACGAACCAACTTGCTTCATCGGCACAAAGAGCCATAACATCGCGTAGTTTTTTGCCGATATAGTTTGATCCGTGGGTAATACTCATTTTACATATCCAACACGCAACAATACACGACAATCTAATACACTTCGCGCTTGGTAACTGTTCATCAGTAATAGGTGTCCCTTGTAGTTTCTTGACACACCGCATAAAAGCAAACAAGTAATACCGCGAACACATACCAGCGCCATACTCTTTAATTATCCGCGTCGCGTGATCTTCCTTTTCGCGGTCACCATCGTCGATGGCGTTGTCTCGAATGGACGCAGTCAAATCGAGTAGTTCATCAGTGATCCTTTTTAATAATCCTGTCTGTAATATGCGATCAGTCAACTTTTCCACGTCCTTATATGGCTGTCTATGCATCAGTACGAAAAAATCCGCGAGCTGTAATGTGGACGCTTGCCATGTTAAAGACCTGGTAATGATAATATTTATTTCGGTTCTGGCGAAATGGCATTGCTCTTTTTCTTTATTCGGATCTGCTTGGATTAACCTGTCGTTAACAATAACCGGTAAATACATACGCGCCCATGCGTAGATTTTCGTCAGCGTACAGCATGCGAACAAATGTGATAATACACCGCGCAGTACTGCATAACCATCACCATGCAATGATTTCATAATCGACATCAATGTAACGCAGTTGATACAGTATAAACTTGCACCCTTACCACATAATGCGATGCGGTCGCCACCGCAACCCATCGTCGAACAGTACCTATTGAATTCGCTACCAAGCGCGCTTACACACCGGCGATTACCGTCTCCGAACAGTGTATCTCGTCGACCCATTGACTCGCATCCCCGGCATTGACATATAATCGCCTCCTGCGCGTACTTAGCACGGTTGGTATGAATCAGGCGTACGACTTCTATACTCGGCGTGTTTACATTTTCCATATCAACACCAATCACGCTACATATTCCAGACAACGCTGATTCAAACTTTTCAAATGGCCAGTACTGGGTCGGCCCATTAGGTTCAAACTTCTGGCAGTATGTTGGTTCCCGGCGAACTTGGCGACCCTTGTAAAATCGTGCGGCCATCGTGCTTAGTGGTAAATTTGAATTCGTTAAAATGAATTACATATATAAATTATATAATTCATTAGTTTCAAAATTTCAATTTTTTTATTAGTGTATGTAATAATTATACATGGGGTGGCTTTTCGCGATTGTCATCAATGAGTTGCATTGCTGTTGAGTAATCTTCACATATGCCCATAATAACAAGTATATTGGCGGTGACATCTGGAGCTCGGTCGACACCGAAATGACAGCAAATAAAAACGTTAATATCACGAGAAACGTCATTACGAATTTCATGCATTTTATTAACAATATCATGAGCGACCATTTCATTTGTAATTTCAGAGAACCCAGCGTACAAATCATACCAATGCACATGCAATGTTGAGTTGTCGCGCTCAATACTTGATGCCGTTAACTGCAACTCATGTGCAACAACAAATACAGCATCCAATGTAGTTTCTGTCAATGCTGTTTCTTCTACTAATCGCTGAAATTGGCTAACCGATCCAATAAATATTTTGTATTTAGGTATACTAACTGTATTGACATCTGCTTTTACGACGATTTGTTTGGATGGTGATGATTCGTCTGGTACTAATGTGATAAGCGGTCGTTTATTTACACATTTAATTTTGAGATTAGGATTAGGTTGTCTCTGTTTCATAATTGCGCGATGATTATGTTGTTCTCGAGCGGCCATATCGTGAATTCGTTAATATGATTTTTAATATGAATTACAATATGTATCAATGATACGCAATATATTAAACAAATCAATTTTTAGGGATATATACGTTACTTCCGTTGTTTATTTTACAACCAACTAATTTGCCAACCGGTTTATTAGGCTTTTTTATGTGCGCTGCTCGATATGATGTAGCAAATTTAGTACTATTTGTCATATTAACTTTTACGGAAACGTTATTGGATATGCTTTTACCGCATTGGCGCACTAATATATCATTATGCTCATTAATATTTGCATCATCGCTGATTTGCGGAATATTAATATTGTAATCGTATCCAACATGATGTGAATATTGGCGATATTCATATTGTGTGTTTAAATATACGTTATAAAACAAATTACATATTCGTTTACGAATGATAATATCAAACATATTTTTATTAACATGTAATTTATTATAAGATGTAATTGCATTGATTGATAACGACATATTATTATCAATTGCATATTTAATCTTACTTACTATGTAATCAATGCTATTTATTTTTCGTGAATCGACTCTAACAAACGCGTTTTCGGACACATCATTAAAAAATAATCCAGTATCATATGTTAGTATTACATATCCTTCTCGCATAGCCGTCAGTGATGTATACGTGTTTCCATCAATACATAATTGAAGAAATAATATGTTATGTTTATTGGCATTTCTCATCACATATTTAGTTTCAATATCATATTTTACAAAACTAGCGTTCCTAATAACATTATTAATTTTGCGGATATCAATACAAACAGTTTCGTCGATTTCATACAATATTAAATAATCATGCTCATATTCAATATATTCATTTGCGTAATTCGGACATATATATGGAAGTATTAATTCATGATTACTATGTGTATACACAGTCTTACATATTTTTGTGAATTCGAATATATAATATGAATTTGGTGCTATTATTAAAGATTTTTTATTATTTTTCAAATGAGTTGTAAATGTATTTAATGCATTATTTTTAGACATATGTGTTGACAAACAATCTATTAAATTATATTCATGATGCACTATCATAATTGGAACGTCTAATGAAGATACGTCGCTAAATGAATATGTATCTGCGATTATTACTGTAAACATGTTATTATTGGACATGTATGCAAATAAATCTAATTTATTATCCGGATATTTAAACGTAATCGCATCCGTAATAATATATTTTATTGAATTGATCATAGAATAATTGGTTTTATATTGACTGTAATAAAAAATAACGCGCGGTAAATTTGTTTCTGAAATTATTAATTGTGTATTCGGTATGTCTATGTATCGCGTTAAATTAATATTAACCTGATAAACACCGCTTATTTTAGTATGTATGTCATTTATATTCAAATATAAATTTTTGTTTGTATGAACACATGATCTACATATAATAGCATATAAAACACCGTTATATGCATATAAAATTTTATTATCCGATACATATGCTTTCGAAAGTACATGTTCGATGTCAAACATAGTACCATATTCAGTGATTATACATAACTCGTTATTTAGTTGCTCATGGTAATAATACATAATATCATTTAGCGTAGTTGATGATTTAATTTGTTTATATATAACATCAACCTGTTGATGTTCTTCATAATAATCGTCACAAGTGTGTTCGTATAGCACATATACATTTTTAACATATTGATGATTTCGCATCTTTGAAAGCATATCATATGCAAAGTTATGCATATCGCGTAATATATATATTACGTTAATAGACTTACTAAAATAATCTTTAATTGGTAATGATATATCAGAAACATAATTGGCAATTTTATTTACATTATGTAGCTTATTTGCGTACTCTGACACAGTAACGTTCATTAATATATTAAATATGTGTTTAATGTCATCATTATTGATTATTATTGCACAGTCTTTAATATGTATATTATATATGGTTGGCAATACTAATTTATTTGTCAATATAACGGGTACTTTTCGATTAGCAATAGCCTCGCTAATTCTAAATGAATTTAATCCAATTCCATATGGACAAATTATAAATTTAGATGATATCATTATGTAATAATAATTTAGTTCGTTAATTTTAATATCACTATCATCATAATGATGTTTAATTATTGATTTTAAATGATCATTGTATATATGTTTACTAAAATGCCATTGTGGTGTTACATGAACATATGAATTTTTAAATTTTCTTAATATATCGACTATATTATTACGATGTTGTACAACATCTAGCGAAACATATTTGGTTGTTCCTATAAATGAGCATAAATAATCAGTTTCAGAATTAACTATCGATTCATCATTTATTAATATATGTCGTAGCTTATTTGGTATATATTGACAATCGCGTATGCGTTGAGCTGGTATATCTCGATCGAATTTGTAATTATTTGTAATTATTGGAGTTAAATATATCGGTGATAATATTATGTTGTGTTTGTTTATGCATTTTCGCATAAACTCATAATTACAATGTGGGTAAAATATGATGCGGATATTCATTTGAGCGAAGTATTTTAGATATGTTTCCATTTTATAATGCTGTACAGTTGTTACATTTATGGATGATGCGCAAAAATTACAATGAATATTTATTGATTTTAAAAAATCTTGGAAATCAATCTGATTACAGTGTATTATATGTATGTCTATTAAAGTAGCCCATGGATATGCTATATATGTTACTTTATTTTCGCAATGTTGCGCGATATCAATGTTCTTTATATTATTATAAGCATCTAACTCTGTTGAATTAGGTATTTGCCAAGTTATATGTATTGTATTATTGTTTTTATCATCTTTATTTACGCAATAATGTAAATCTGGTTGCAAACTTACTATATTATTCATATAAATTCTATATTTATTATACATTAAATTAGTATTCATTGACGGACAAAGAATATTTTATATTAATATACATAAATGAGCAAAGAATTAACATCGGTTGGAAAAAGTTTTATAAACTTTAACAATTTATTTAAGAATGCCTCGTCGACACAAGAGATAATTCGTGTCGCAACTGATAATATAATAATGATGCGTAATTTGTTATCCATAATTACAAGATTAGATTCTAATTTAACAGTTAATATAACTGGTATACGAACCGATTTAACAGGCGTTCGCTTAGATTTTACAAATGTATCTGGAAATATTAGTTCTGTTAGCGGAGGAGTTGATTTTTGCGTTGGTAATATTAGCAATTTAACTGGACGTATTGGTTTATTAACAGGGGATTTCAGTAATTTACAAGGTAGCCTTTCGGGATTAACTGGTAATATTAGTAATATCCATGGTAGCTTAACAAATAAAACTGGCGATATTAGCAATATTACAGGTAATATGGATGATATTAGCGGTAATATAACTGGATTACGTGGAACGTTTCCTGAATCATTTACATCTATAAATACTACAAGTGGCGAAATATATTGTGATCCTACAATAACATTAACTGAATTAACGGCGTCAGATGCAAATGTACGTGCACAATTACAAACTATATTTTCCAACCCAGTTGTGTAAATAAAATATTTATTTATAAAATGTGCTATATTAATATATGCAATAGCTAACGAAAAATGTTAGATACAACATTCGCGAGTTTCATAGTTACCGGAATCGGTACAATAAGCGCAAATAAAAAAAACTGTAGAAAAGAAGTCGATGAAGTAGTTAGTCTAAAAAATGTTATATCCGTACAAACACTAATACGAGCGGGTGAACAAATAGATGTCACCGGGATGAGTATGGATATAACTGGAATTGCACTAAATTTCTATAATATTAACGGTGACATAACAAAATTATATGGTGATATTAGTATGTCATTTGGTGATATGTCAAACTCATCTGGTGATATTAGTGATATAGTTGGAAGTGTCAGCGATTTGGAAGGGGTCATTAGTAATATAAACGGTAATATATCTGGTTGGACAGGTGATATGGACAAATTCGAAGGTAATATTGGCAACTTTAGTGGTGACGTATCAAATCTATCTGGTAATATATCTGATTTATATGGCGATATAACGAATTTAAGTGGTTGCTTTAGTTCTCTTGCTGGAGACGTATCTGGTTTCTACGGCAATGTTGATAATATTACTGGTGATATGAATGAATTTACTGGAAACATATCTAATTTAAGGGGGACATTTCCGAAAACATTTACATCTATAAATACTACAAATGGAGATATATGGACATATCCAACCATATCGCTTAGCGAGTTAACTGCTGTCGATGATAATGTGAAATATCAATTACTAACTATATTTGGTAATGATATTCCACCAGAATATACGATTTGATAATCGTATTGTAAATCAACGATCGTAACCACGATTTTGATAGTTTAACGATACTCATAACAGTCATTAAACCCATGTATTATTGATGTTTGTTTACATAGTTGACATAATATTTCTGGAACAGTATGTTGCGATAATCGTTTTGTAATGATAGCTAATAAATTATATACGCCAATCAACACTCTATCGTCGGATTGTCCAATAAATGCTGGTATTAATATAGCATTATCAACATTACATCGTAAACACTTTACATTATCATCTATTAATATTATGTTGTTCATTTTCTCAGATATTATTGATAAATCTTTAGGTTCTACGTTATCTGTGCGTGCATACATTTCTCGCGTTATTATAAAATCAATATCATCAAATACATTTAATTTAACTAGAGATGATTCAACGTGATCTTTATTGCCACCGCTCCATACAATAATAATCACGCCTAATTTTTTCAAATCATATATTAGTTCACATGCGTAGTTGCGTATTAAAAATTTATATAGCCGCGCACATATCAATGTTTCATCAAGATCCAAAACAACAATTAATTTATCGGTTTTCTTTATATGATCTGGAATTAAATTTCGCAAATCCAATGATATTATAATATCTGAATTATCAGGCTCACATATTATTAATTGATTATTTACACAATAATCATTGTCGATGTTGTTATCACGTTCATTATCACTATCATTGGCATCTATAAATTCAGTATTGATAAGCAAATTCATTTCTTCATTCATTTGAATATCTATCATTATATCAACTTATTACATTATATGTTTATAACAGCGTGTATTGTAATATCATTTTTATTGTATTGCTAAAAAATTGAAATTATTAATAACATAATGATATATTTGTTATTAAATTAAATAAATACTAATAAAATAAATAAATACTAATAAAATAAATAAATACTAATAAAATGTTAGAGTATGAAAGTTTTGCAGAAAAAGCAATGCATGATAATATATTATCATGCGATAGTGTCAAAACATTCATGCATATAATAGAACAATTAAATAAGCATAATATGAAAACAGATGATTATATAGAATCACTAAATATATCAAACATGCAATTAATTGACAGTGGTATCAGCGGCAGTATATACTCTATTAATACGGACGAACATGTATTAAAAATCGATGAGTTGTCAAAGCATATTAATTTAATACTTAACACATATGTGTACATAAATAACAATAATGTGTATATTATGGAGTATTATATTCCAACGGTGCTATTATTATTGTTTAATTGGTTTAATAATGATGCTGAACATAAATATAATAGCATTGCCGAAAAATTCCCAAAATCACATGCATATATACATAATATGAAAATATGTTACGACGAACATACTATACAAAATGTATTTATTATGAACAATATAAAGTACAGTAGCGATATGTATACGGCATATCGTGATATGTATTGCGGAGATATATTATTATTGAAAAAACAGATTAAAACCGCAATTAATGTATTATATTATGCAAATGTTCATAAAAAGTTCATATACGGTGACTTGAAAAATCGATGTAATATATTAGTTACTGCAATGCACGAACCACTGATATTTATAGATACAGGCGGATCATATTCGTTAAATAGCATATTTGCAAATACCATTGGAATCAGTAAAGTAGTATTCCCAATCGAAATAATGATAGTACTTGCTCATTATGCAAATATGTTATTGCGTATGATAAATGTAATAGTTGGTGATTTTGATGAAATTTTATATATCATTGATCATGTCGAGGCTAATCATTCAGGCGAATTATGTGGCGTATTGGTTAGTATATTACGATCGCTGTTATATATGAGTACGTTGATAAGTCCTTTTGATGATGATGTGACCATATTGTTAAAAATATTACACATTGACATAATATCTGTTTACAAAAATATGGCAACATATGATACTAATATACACTTCGACAAAAGTGCCATATTCGATGCATTTATTGAGTAAGTTTTTATTAATTATAATATAATTAATAAAAGCGCGTGATATATGTATTATGCCATCCATTCTATTGAATGTTTATAAGGACATTCTTTATTATCGCAGTTGTCACTTTTTTTGCAATCTTGTCCAGCCGTTACAGGATTCCAGTATAATGGATGTTTAAATGCACATCCATCAATTGTACATCGTCGCCCATTTCGACAAGGAATATTGCTTGTATCTCTTTTAATAAATGGATGTTTGTATGTGCATCCTGGTCGCTTACAATATGGATTATATTCACACACCGGCCATGAAGATATATTATAATGTGCGAATTTACATGATGTTAAGAATTTGCATGTTAACCCAAATTTACATGGATGCTGTATGCCATTTGTATTTACCGAAGCATGCTTAAATCCACAATTACTATTGCGACAGTTATTGCCATACTTACATGGTACATTATCCTTGTTAATTGTTTGTCGATGGTATGGTGATTGTTGTTGATATTGTACGTTAGTATTGTTAATTGTTTGCCGTTGGTATTGTAATTGTTGATGGTTTGGTGATTGTGGTTGGCCGGTTATATGGCGCCGGTTGCATCTTTGATTATTACATCTATTACCAAACTTACATATATCGGCCATTTTTAATATTTTTAATGTATTTACTATATTGTAGTGATCGTATTTATATAATTAATAATTTATATATCCTTATATTGTTATTATTTCAATTTTTCAACATCGTCGACTATACCGTTGATAACATCAGATGGTTTTGTTGGTACATAATACATAGCGACATATTTAAAGAACAAATATTCTATAATTCCAACCAGAGTAAATATTACCGCATTTTTGAATAATATTCCTTTAACCGGTGATATATCTTGTTTACATACCATTTTAATAACGACTAATATCAATACAAACAAAATTATTAAATATATATCGGTTGTAATTATGTATTTAAATAACCAATCATTATTAATGTTTTTTGGCGTGCGATTTCCGCTATAATATTCATTTAGCTTTTTCGCATTTATATAGTCTGATCCTAATATACCGGTTGCATATTTTTTTAGCGTATTAATTTTCCCCATTTTATTTTTCATATTATCGTTTATTAGTGATATAATTTCGGAGTTAAATTTTTCTTCGGTTATTTTTGATACATATGTTATGAAAAATATACTAAGGAATATAAATAAAATTATAACATGCACAATAACATTTAATATTAATTCTATACTCTCATTCATTATGTTATATTTATCGGCGATATAATAGTTTATATTAATAAAAATTAAATATGTATACTATTTGTGTAATTTATTTGAATATGTCAACCCATTATAGACTGCTAATTATTCATTATGTGTAGTTTAAGCACCTTATTAAATTGACTATCTCGTAAATATGCTAAATATATGACATTACAGTCATATACTAATATAGTGGTGGTGATAATATACACATAAAAAATTGAATATTTGTTATCAATTGGTTATGCATATATATTGGTTAATTCATTTTAACGAATTCAAATTTACCACTGCGCTCAAAATGGCAACGACATCTTCAGATTGTGCCGCATACGCTGGATTAGAAAGAGCACAACAAGCGTATTATTCAAGAAAGGCCGATTACATGCGGATGTATGAACATACGTTATATGGTTGGGACGGCGGTGTATTGTTACAGAATGCGGAGAAGAATATGTATGATGCGCTGAACAAACTACGAACCGCGACAAAGCATTGTTTGCAAGTTGATCAACATGCGGATGACTGTTTATCGAATTTTTTGCGAGGGGGGTGCGATTTGGAAACATGGGTCCGCAACGAAATAAGATTGCTCAATCGTGAGAAGGGTCTATTGTGCAATGAGCAACAAAGTCGCGATGAACTTGTATGCGCGTGGGAGAGGGCGTTGCCCGCCATCGATACAGCGAGTCAGATTCAGATCAATGAGTCCGTCGAAGAAAAAAAAGATAGTACGCAATACCCAGAGATGTATGTTGTGGTTGGAGATATGCGTGATGTGTTTGAAGATACCGACTTCTTCTAAGCAGACAGTGTGATAAATAATTATTACAATGACTGCTTAAAAAATTGAAATTACGATATGTATAGTTATTGAACATATTATATGTAATTCATTTTAACGAATTCAAATTTACTACGAAGAGTTCAAATGACAACACGTGATGATACATATAGTGTGAGTAATGTGTCAGACGAGGCACGTACTGTGGCAGACGCGATGTGTGCTGAGATATACGAGACGCTTGCTATAATATACAAGAAACTTGCTGAGAAAGACATGACATCTGATACACGTCTGATGTATCAGATTAAACATGGGTATGAAAACGTATATTATCACAATGTATATGTGATTCTAAAAATGACTGGATGTACGATGTCTGAAAAAAGAAATACCCTGCGTCAAGTTAGCAAGTTTGGCTGCGACGATGAATTCATCGACCATATTGAAAACACATTGCGATATATTGACAACGTGCCACATACTGTAGCTTGTATTCGTGATAAGCATGTCGACGAATTACAAAGACAACTAGAGACGTACGATCGTCTTTCGTTAGTTGCATCGCATATGTATCGACGGGCGCGCCGCGGATTCGTATCGAATGCGGTCAACAATAATGTGAAAAGAAAGGCAACTGTATCAGCAATAATACAAAGTCGGATGATGATTGTCGCATGTGAGTCATTAATGGATCGCATGAACATATCGGATGATAAGATACCTGACACCGACGTGTGTTATCCCATACATCAAGTATATAATGAACTTTATATACGTTTGCGAGGGTTGGACGTCGGTATGGAACCGACACAGTTTGAGGCGGATGGTAACGAAATGGCATACGCAAAAACCGTACAGTTAGTTGGTGATGAATTGCGGTTACGTGTGGAGCTATCGCGTATTATTAGCGATACAGAATTAGAGGGCATGCACAACGCATACGTATGTGACCATGGCGACGATGATGAATTCTAAGCATGCATTGTAATAAATAATTATTACAATACATGCTTAAAAAATTGAAATTACGATATGTATAGTTATTGTACATATTACATGTAATTCATTTTAACGAATTCAAATTTACTACGAAGAGTTCAAATGACAACGCCTCAGGAAAGTCCACCGGCCACGCCGGATGAAATCAGGGTAATAGATTGGCTTTTACATAACCGTGCCTCGTATTGGGCTACGATGCTCGCTGCTCTTGGTATTGCCGGACGTACATTGGGTGACAGGATTAATAGGTTTCGTCAGATTAGTGAAGGTTGCACACACAAGCATATACAAACTCGTATTGATGAAGTGGTGCAACATTTTACCAATTTGCCTGATCCGGTTACATTAATATGTAAGTACTATCGCGAAGAATTAGATAATGTACGCAATATGTACGATGATCAAAAGGCAACGTTCGCGTCGATGTGCACATGTGTGTTAGATGGTACTATGGAATATTCGGATACGGAACAGCCGTTTGCGAAAATGAAACACACACTACTAACACGGCAAAAACATATTCTTAAAAGGATTTGTGAAGTTACTGCATTGCGGAATAGCAAGGAACTACCGCCCGAAGACATTATGTTCAACATCGATTTACCTTATTCCATACGCGACGTGTACACTGCATGTGATAAACGGTCAAAACAAATAAGTGATTGTGCGTTTCAGACATCATTTGAAGTGGCGAATGCCATATGGATGTCGGACGAATACAGAAAAATAGATGTGGAAATACAGCGACTGGACGAGGTGGACAGGTCGTTATCTATGAAAACATTTATTAGGGAGCACGGGTCCTATAAAGATGACAAATTCTAAGCAGGCATTGTAATAAATAATTATTACAATGCCCCTACGTAATAGATAAATTTTAACTATTAATAATATAATAATGAGCACAACCGCTATATTAATAGAAGCTGATCCAAAAAATACATTGGGTGGATCGTGTATACGTGATTTATATAACATGTCGAATCATTTATCATACATATGTAATATTAGTAATACATATGTGCTTACAAATAATAATATTAGCGACGATGTGAAATGCACATTTAGTCGTGATTGTAATTTCGTAGTTGTCGATAATTTCACTTTTCAATTTATAAATATAATAAATACAATACCCGCAAATACTACACTATTTTTATTAATATCTGGTCACGGATACCAAATGAAAGATGATAATGGCGATGAGGACGATGGTAAGGATGAATACATCATTATGAACAAAATTATAAAAGACGATCTGTTAAAACAGTTAATATACTCGGTCAACGACTCCATCTACGTAGTATGTGTATGTGATACATGTCATTCGGGTAGTATGTTTGATTTAGATTACACGTATATTAACAATGAATGGATTAATGATAGTTCGAGTGCGGATAACAGTAGAAATATAATTAGTATTAGCGCATGTAAAGACAATCAGTTAGAAAATTGTGACATTGGTAATATCGGGTTTGGTGGTGCACTATGTGTTCATTTGATCGATAACAATTATGTACGGTGTCTGATTGACCGTGATATTATTGCAATAAAGCAAATGTACAATGAGTTATCAAAAATATTATCTAATTTCAATCAAATACCAGTTATACAGACTTCGTGTGTAGATTTTATAATCTAATTTATATGTGGTATGACTTTTGCAAACATCTCTTTACTAAATTCATCGTGTGCCCGTATATCAAAGGTGGCTGGTAATTTTGAAACAGCATTTTCAAATTTCATTATAAATGATTTTATGATTGCGTCATATTGATAATCCGTATTTTCTGGGAATTTAAAGGCAATATATGTTTTGCTGTAATGCATCGAATAGCCATAATTAAATATACATCCAGAACATTTTTCATGAACCCCTTTTATATATACGCCGCTTATGTGTTCGATTGCATGTGCATCGATCTGTATAGGAGAACGTTTTAAAGCGGTAATAATTTTCGATACTCTTTTCTGTGAATATGTTTGTACCGCTACCGGCGTAGCTGATTTAGGCGGTTCTGGTTTAGGCGATGCTGATGTAGCTGGTTTAGGCGGTGCCGATGGTGTAGCTGGTTTAGGCGGTGCTGGTGTAGCTGGTTTAGCTGATTTAGGCGAATCCGTTATTTCAAATTGTTCAATCAATTTTGACATTTTCACCCGCGTGGGGTAGCTATCATAGTATATTGTAGATGGTGGTTGTCCGGTATACTTATGAGACATCTCGTCAATGAATTCTGTAATTGATTTCTTTGTAATTTGTTTATATACATCGTTATCTAAATATTCGGAATCAATTAATATGAGTACATATGTGTCCGTACCATCGATACATAATTTAATTTTACAAGTTTTCTCATAACCCATCTCGTCATAAGAACTGTTATCAACACAAATAATTGGATCATGACAATCCGTGTACGATTTATATGTGTCATCGATGCGTAATTTTTGCAACAAATGCAATACGTATTCTTTTGTATATGTCATATGTACTGCTACGGGTGTAGCTGGTTTAGGCGGTGCTGATTGTGCCGATGGTGTATCTGGTTTAGGTGGTGTAGTTTTTTTATCAGGCGCAGTTATTGTAAATTGTCTAAGTATGTCGGTCATTTTACGTTTGCTGTCCGCATTATTATAATATATTTTTGTCGGAACTTCATCAATATTACGGCTAATAATTTCATTAATAAATTCATCCATCGAATTACGAATATATGTGTTGGGACTCACTGCATCAATATTTATATAGATATATGACTCAGTATAGTCTACACATAATTTAATTATTATTCCCGTAGCATAATATTGCCCCATATATACCATGTCGTCGTCTACATTAATAAGTTCACGTTGACACCCGACTACTTTTTTATCTTTGTCTAATTTTTTAAATGTGGGTGAACTCGGTAACTTTTTCAAATATTCCCATACAGATTCTTTTGTGTATGGTTTAGTTATCCTCGGTACAATTTGTGCGCTGTCTTTTTGTTCTTGCAAATGCGCATCTATTTTTGTTTGCAACTGTTTACATAATTCTGTCTGAGATGTTATATCCAATAACTCGATAGCTTGTTTCTGTATAGTTTTATTTAATGAGCGTTTCCATGTTTCTCGAAAATTTACACCGGTATGGAACGGCATAGTTTCGTCACTGTATATATTATCGTCATATACATATACTACCCATTTGTCAATCGGTTTAATAAACATAAAACTTTTAGATATACATGTTGGATAAGGAATAGCATATACATCGTCACCATTAAGATATGTCACTCTATATACAATATCCGAACTATCTTCTATACTTTCAATATGTTCGATAGCTTCCCCGTGTTGTTCTGTTAGCCAATCCGCGTCCCATTCACCGTGCACGATGTGTACAACCGGATCCCCTCCACCATGCTGATGTTTTTTACGCATTTGATATTTGCGCTTATATTTTTCATATTTATGTTGATAATCCATTTATATTATTATTATCGATAATTTATTATAAGTTGTTATAATTTATCGATAATAATAATTTACCGGCGTGATGGTTTAATCAAACGTTTAGCACACTCATCTGAACGATTGCTGCAACACTTATAACAACAGTCAACGTTGATGTTCCTGTCGGACATTGCTATACTTCCAACCTGTATATCGTCTCTACAAATATCACACCATGAGGTGGTTAGGGTTACCCTATTTACGTATTTGCTAAACTTGCTCAAAATATCAATATCGAACGCCTTATCCGATACTTGTTTAGCCATGTCATTTATACAGCGCAGTAAATGAATAGCGTCGTCGGTTGGTTTTGTAAATACGGTATTTGAAACCGATTGCATGTCGTTATTTTGCAACGCGATGTCCATAATAGACATATATATAACATTTCGATTAATGTTAAAGCCCATAAGATACGCAATCTTCCAGTTACCATTCGTTATGTTAATGACATTCGGACCACCCCGGGCCGTTGCTTCACAAGCAGTTACGACAATCGCACCCGTATTAGTAAACTCGAATGTAATACGTACAACACATTTAGTCATATGTTTGAAATGCGGATGCGCGTTTATTAGTGCATCAAACTCTGGGTAATCCCGTAGGTTTAATTCAATCGATATTTTAAAATTCTTAAACAATAGCTGTGTTTCACCATAGACGCGCCATTTTAGCAAATCTTGTTTGGTCATCATTGACGGTAGTTTCACTGTTGATGTACAGTCAGTCGGTGTAAATGATATCGCATCATCACCAGCTAATAAAATGTACGAACGTTGACCATCGTTGTTTATTTGAAATAAATTATTAAGTGCATTCATTTTATAAACACCGTTATCTTTATCATGTATCTTATAACCTAATCGCGCCCAATTTAATGAACGAATAAAATTAAGAACACATCCTCCGGCACAACCGCTGACTAGCTTTTTAGTATTAATAGTTGCGCCGAGTGCGTTGTCGATGTCACCAACAAACCCAAACTCGATTAATTCGGTATCCACCATATGCGTAAGCAATCCCTTAGCGAGTATATCTAGTTCACCAGTACCAAATAACGCGTGACCAATTGGTTCCACTGGAAAGCCCGTAACAATGGGCGTTTGATCAAATACAGCAGCCATGCTTTAAAGTTGCGTGAGATACCAATAGTTAAAATGAATTGATAGGTATACATTAACGGCATAATGATATTTACATTTCAATTTTTTATCAGTATAAATAATATAACATTGCGATGAAAATAGACGCCGAATTTTATACAAACATTATAATGCAGACCATGTTTATGGTCGTATTTTTAACAATTTATTTTTTTACATACGTTGCATATATGGAAAAGCGCATAGTTCGAGAGCAAATAAATATATTATTTGCGGATATTAAACAAAATGTATCAATTCTCCCCAAGGAGCTAAAGAACTCATTAAAAAATAAATTAAGTCAGATAGGTAATGTAAATACTAAAGAAGATGATAAAAAAATAGATGATAATAACAAACAGTTGATGAAAAAAGTAATTATTATAATGGTTGTATTTTCAATGATATGTATATTTGCTATATTGTTCTTGTATACAAGATACACTGTCGATGTCGTATCCATATTTAAGCACAACTTAATAATTATATTATTTATAGCCGCAACGGAATTTATATTCTTGAAATATTTTGGTTCATTGTTTCAATCGGCGGATCCTGATAAAATTAAAAAAAGCATTATTAATGATATACTTAATATTAACAAATAATGAGTGTTATACACGATACAATTGAATATTGCAAAAAAATACATAAAAGTACATCAAATACATCACAAATATTAATTAAACATGTATATAACATATTAAAGCGAACTCTTGATGATGCGCGTGCATATGCATATATAAATGAATTATTCAACAATAATTATAATTTAATTAACACACCTAAAATACAGCGGTTAATTAATACTATGACAAAGTATCATAGTAAATCATTTGTATATGAATTATCAACAACTATAATTAACAACATACGCGTCGATGAACAATTTCATGAATGGTATCGTATGTATGATAATATGAATATTAATAAAAAATGTAACGTATATCAGCAAATACATAATTTTAGTAAAAAAACGACATGTACATTAAATATACATACATCCAATATTAATACATCCAATGTTAACATTGCGTTTTATCATAATGGTATTAGTAATCAATATATGCATGATATGGTAAAATGCACATACGTTGTTATAAATACGTTTATTGAGCTTGATAATAATATTAATAAAAAACCATTGCGCAATATCAATATTTGTTTTATTTGCGTAAATTCAGTCCGCAAAATACATAACATGTATAATGAATCTTTTGAGAATATTAAGAAGTTATTTGATTTACATCGAACAATACAACATTTCAATGTAGCAAGTGGATTAAATACATCATATACTGATAAATGTAATATTATTGTAAGTCGATTAGATGGATCCATGCATTTATTAATACACGAGCTAGGTCATAGTTTAAATTTAGACGGTCGTTGGGAAAATTTCATAGATAAATCGTATACATGCCCATATTTTAAATTTAAATATAATAAACTATACGAAGGTATAAATAACACAACATCTACATTAATAAACGCACTATATATCGTTATTGATCACAATGAGTTTATGGGTCGATTTGATTTGATGATGAATATAGAATGTATATTTAGTATGTTTGTAGCCCATCGATTTGTTAATATATTCCCGTCTAATCATATATATCAAACAGTATTACTATTTCAATATATTTTTATTAAAATGTGTTTAATGATCAATCTGCGATCATTACAAAACAAAATGTACGGAGATGATACATCGTTTAATTTGATTATGACAAGCAATTCATATGATTCGCTCAACAAATATGTTGATATTACTTATAACATACAAACGATGTTTGAGTTTATTGATAAATATTGCAAAATCATCAATAAACATTATTTAAAAGAAAATCAAAAGCTAATAATGGAATATATTTGCGTAAATTACAATTACGGGTTTGATAACGAGCGTTATAGTTTGATATAATTACTTAATATGAATAGTGCTGAAAATAACAATGCTTGTCAATATAGATCCAGTTATTAGTAATTTCATACCCTCAGTGTGCTTATTCCATCTCATATGATTGGCAAATAAAAATAAAAATATACTTCCGGCAGTTGCTCCGTATTTAACTGGTGGTGATTTTGAAAAGTACGATATCAGCATCACTGTTGTCGATATCATCATAATGAGCATAAATGTATATATTTCATATTTTTCTCTTCCTTCATCGTCTTTATTTAATCCATATGGATTAAATTTAGATAGTTTCCCGCTAACAAATGTACTAAACTTCCACACAAACAAATATACCAATATACATATCACACATGCAATAATAACTTGTTCGAACGATAGCTCAAATAATCCCATTTAATCGCCAATCAATTTATATATTTATACAACACAATTAAAAAAATTGATATTATAATTGAATGCGTACTAATCAATTATAATGTCATTTTATTAATTAGAATTTAAACTAAATATAATGCTGAAAGTCCAAACATTAACGGGTAACGAATTACATATTGGTAATCTTAGTGACCGTGCCGAACTAATTGACATAAAAACTTTGTTATATTGCAAATACGGCATTCTTGCTCAATACATTAGGTTATTCAAAAACAATATATTACTGGCCGACAATTGTTCAACATTAAAGTCATATAATATCGTTGATGGCGATATACTCCGCATGACGATATCATTATGGGGTTAAACATTAATATGCAACTAGCTATTTTAATAATTAGTTACATATTAGTACATATTACAAATTATATAAATTTCTTCAACTCGCTAAAATCTTTAATCATTAGCGCGACAAAAACATCCCAGAAAAAATTCCCATATAAATATGATTTAGTTGTGGGTACATAATAAGTTTGTATCATTCGTGACGCGTCCAAAATATACTCGTCAGCATATCCCAAAATGTCGTATAATTCTCCATCGTCGTACGTATATATATATTTCCCGGGAGTTAGCGTTGTTATTGAGAAATGCATTAATATTCTCATTATATGAATAATACAATCAAGTAGTTGTTTTTGTGGTATATGTAATAGCTTTTCCATACACTGATCATATACAGATTGTTCACAGTCTGTATAAATATTAGTTTGTTTCATTTGTGTAAATTTAGTACATATCTCTTCGTGCAAATTAATTGTGTGTACTTGAGCGGCGTACGGAATAATCATACGATTGAAATATGTCGCTATATAATGTGAACACGACAACACAAATCCTGAATAAAATACGGTTCCATCTATGAGCGTGTATTTATATCCTTCTCTGTCAGTTTTTGATATATACTTGTGTTTAAATTGGTTCCATTCCGGTATAAATGAAGTTTCTATATCAGTTACTGGAATATTATCAACACTCAGTACAATACCGTCGACATCGAGCACACACTTGACGCGTTTATTATCAACGTTGAAATTAGCGCGTGTGTTGACAGGGACAATATGTTTTTTTACATATGCTAGTATGTCACGCATATCATCTGGAGTTAAATGCGATAAGTCTTGAAGTTTCCTAATTATATTATCATGTATGTTTATGACGTGAGTAGGCTCACCCATATCATCGAGTTTTATAATCTGATTGGATGCAGTTGCGGATTTTATTACAGATGCCATTGTTAAAATGAATTAATTACATGATAATCGTACACATAACAATTAACATATCAATTTTATTGATATGTTAATTGTTTACGATGAGTGTCTATAGAACCTAACAAAATTAGCTAATAACAATAACTTACGTGAGTCGTTAGAAGCGTCTGCATATGGGGACAACTTAATGAGCAAATAATTCAATTTTTTCGCATATATATCATATTTCACATACAATGTATTTCCTCGCCCAACATAATCTGTTATATATGATACATATTCGTTTTGTGTAAGAATGTTTACATATTTATCTATTTTATAATCGTTTAAATAATTATTAAAATCGGTTGTTCCAAAGTTTTCAGACGAACGTAATATACACTCTTTGCACATATGGCATCGACATGACATTTTAACAATTGGTTTATGCTCCATACAAATTCGACATATATCAGTGCATGATATCGATGTAATTGTAACGAATGTATATGTATCACATATCGGACATTTATCAAACTCGGTTGGTTGATATGATAAACAATTATAAGAGGAATGACCATATACTTTGCATATACTACAACAGTGCTTTGCGGTTGTATGCGATTTTTTATAACAACAACCCTCTAATTGGCAATGCATATTCTCAGGTAGAGTAGTTTGGTTGTCGCGTGCTAAATATGCACATAGATCAGTGTTCTTACATTCGAACATATCGTGACCATATGTGTAGCAGTATTTGCATAAATGAGCATGTGTTGTATGTGTATATGGTTCATCACATGCATGTACGTTGCAGTATTGTTGATGTGCCATTGTGTGATCGTTGATATATGAATTACTATTTATTAATACATATCGTAATGATTTATGAGTTCAATTTTTACTGAAAATTGATATATTATTAATATGTCTATAATTGCAGTCAATATACATATTTATATTAACAAACATAAAATGTTAACTACATTGATATCCGATGTAACAATTTATAATTCAATACCACTCGATGTTAGACACATAATAATTGAGCAAAAAAAAGATTGCTATTCTCAATATGTGGGCATTTTGGATTTATTTGAAAAACTGACCGAAAAAAGCATTGTAGAATTAGCAACCGCCATAAAAAATAAATTGGATGATAACTATACATATAATGATATTGTTAATGAATATGGCAATAACGAATACACGTGTTTGATTAGATACATATTACATTCATCGAATAAATATGATGAATGTAAGTGCGGTGAATGCCACGAGTGCGATACGGATAGTAATAGCGATAATGAAGATATAAATACAAAGTTTACTTGGAATAGTAATCAGGTTGCTGGCTGGACAAATGCAGTTAATTGTAATTTTGCATCGGGTATTCATTCACAAGCAACTGGTGCAGGTAAATCATTAATGGCGTTAAAAATCATTTGGGAGTATCATAAGCAATATCCAAACAATAATATTATGTGGCTATGCGAAAGAAAAGATATTCCACAGAAACTGTTTTTCACAAAGGATGTTAATGGGCGCGCAATATACAATAAGCGAAATTTTGATTTTTGGAGAGATAATGATATAATATATATGGATGCGTTCCATATATGCGAATATGTTTATTGCAAGAACAATACAAACTGGGTAAGTACATTAAATAATATAAAATCAACCGCACCCATATTTATCATAATAAACCGAGCATATCTAACTGCTAAATCGTGCGACACGCAAAGTAAATATAAATATGAGGAGCTACGTAACAACATTCCGAACTTTGTTATATTAGACGAGTGTCATTCATCAATGGCAAACGGGACATATAAATTATTAATGTTCATTAAATGGAATTGGAAGGCAAATATACAAGGGTTGTCTGCAACGCCGTATAGAAAAGGTAAATCATATACAACAATAGACATTGATATTAATTGTCCTGATTTAAGTAAAATAAAAACACAAGAAAACGAAAATAAATTAATTAACATATTTCATAAACAAGGTAATGTAAATGAAATAAATATATTATCATGGTTTAATCTCAAAGAAGCTATCGAAAATAATATTATTCTTGAACCTATATTTCATTGGTTTTATATTGATGAATACAAATACGATGGTATAACTCCAGAAAAAGAGATTGATAAAATACTATCAGTATTAAATAATATTGTTAATAAATGCAAATATAAAAAATGTATTGTATGGTGCCGATTAATCAGTATTGCTAATATGTGGAACACTATTTTTAATAAATATAAACATGAACATGCTAATTTACGCAATATGATATCGTATGTTGATCATACTAAATCAAGTGGAGATTATGACGAATTTTACGGCAAATATGATAATGCTATTTTATTCTGCGCATCTAAATTCCGTGAAGGTTCTGATATACCATATTTATCGTGCTGTATGTTTTTAGATAAAGTGAAAGATAGAAGTGATTTACCATTCATTCAATGCATCGGCAGAGTATTGCGAAAAGATATACAAAAACTAAAAGAATATGGACATATAATAGACGGATGTGTTGCACAAGAAGATGAAAGTAAAATGAAAAGTATTATTAATAAACTATTGCGTTACTATTTACAATTATATGAAATATCTAAATCAGATATAGACTTTGCATCATTGCCATATAATAAATATGATAGTAAACTAATCATATATGATAATATTATGCAGTCTCTCAGGTTAGTACCTGATGAAAATAAAATATATATTGATTTGAAAAATAATAAAAAAATAACACTAAACTTAAATAACGTTGATATAAAGACAATGGAATGGAATAATATAATACCGAAATTCGACGCGTTATTGAAACATACATTAATACTATGTGATTATGAAGAATTCGTAGTTCTTAAAAAAAGAGTTGTACAATTAAACATAAAGAATATGTACGATTACGATGATAAGTGGAAAGATTACAAATTATACTCAATAGATGAGCGTGACGGAATTGTAAAGATAGAACCTAAAATTAGATTTCCATCATATTTTGATAATTGGTACGCGTTTCTAGATATAGATACGAGCATATTCATAAAAGATAAAGAAACATGGGCGTTAAAATGTGAGTTATTAGGCGTTACCAAAAATAATTATTTGGAAAAAATAAAAGACCATCCGGATATGCCAGATATGCCGGAAGAATTTTACAAAGATTTTACTAACATGCTTAATGAACTCAAGTGTGTTAATATTAATAAGCGAAATGTATTATTTATGTGAATTAAAAATTGATTGACAAAGTCAATATAAACATTGTAATTATTATTATACATATAAATCATTATACATATAAATAATAATCATAATGCCGATTACGACACGCGAGCAATTAAAAAGCCATATACATAGTATACATGATTACATACGTAATTCGGGAGCTGGATATAGTATGACTGCTATGAAAATATTTATATTCTTTTACGGGTTAAAAATAATAGAACCGAAATTGCACGTACTTGGCTTAAATATAACGCCATTTTCAGAATTAGTGAAACTGGCTAAGAAAAAAAATGCAAACGAAATACTACGCAAAATTATCGATGAAGAAGAACATGAAGGTATTTTATATGATTTGCATGTACTAAAAGATCTAAATTTAAAGGAAATTATATGTTACAAAATTCCAGATGATTTGAAAGAAGACTTTTATATTGAAATAGTTAAATTGGTTAATCAAATACCAACACACAAGATTAATGATATTGAAGATATTGATGATAGTGAAACTAGTGAAATATATGATGTCGATGTTTCTGGTAAATTGTATGAGTATTTTATAGGTCGTGATCAAACGGCTATTTCTGAATTAGGTGCATATTTTACAGACCGACATATTACTAACTATTGTATTGATCAATTACAACCACAATTACTCGATAATAAAATACCAATGTTTATAGATCCATTTGGTGGATCTGGTGGATTTACATTGAACTTTGTTAGCTATATGAACAAACATTATAATTTAAATACTGATTTTTGGAACAGTAATATCAAAAATATTCACCATCACGATATGAGCCACGATGTTTTGAAAATATCGGGCTTGGAAATGTTTGCGCTAACAAATGTCATTCCAGATATGCGAAATAATTTTAAACGATCGAATTCATTCAAATGCGATTTCGGAGGACATAAATTCAAATACATATTTAGTAATCCACCGTATGGCGGTAACTCTAACAAAGGGAGTATGATTATTAATGATAATAAAGAATTATTAACGGAATTGCGAGCAAGATATTATGTAAAAAATAAAAAAACCAATAAGTTTTGGTGGTCTGAAAAATGGGCAAAAATACAATATGATCGCGTGTCCGCGTATCTCACGCAACATATTGGTGAGTTAGAAACAAGACAAGTTAATTTTTTTACATCATCAAATCGTATTAAATCATTTATAAAAGATTATGATGATACGCTAACTAGCAAAGATAAAGAATTCAAATTACTTAAAAACAGTCGAGTATCGTGTATTAATGATAAAGAAAGCACATCGCTAATATTATTTATGGATCTATTAGATGTTAATGGTACATGTATTGTAGTATTAAAAGAAGGTGTGTTTTTTGATAATAAATATACTAATATACGGAAATGTTTAATCGATAAATTTAATGTGTATAAAATAGTATCCGTTCCATCAGATCAATTCGAGAATACAACAACAAAAACATCTATTTTGTTTTTTAGAAATGATGGTAAAACTACTAATATTGAATTTACGGAATTAGTAGTTACTCGGGAAGATAGTAACGTATACGATGTAGTGGTTAAAGACGATATTACTGAGTTACAATTAACAAAAGCACGTGGAAAAATTATTAATGTTACTGACAAACAAGTAGCCGTTGCTAGTTATAATGATATTGTTAAACCTACTATTATTAATGGTAAAGAACGATACTATTATACTCTTAGCTATAAAAAATATATGAAAGATAAGGATATTAAATGTTCCGATGATTACGAATTGGTTCGATTAGGGGATATTGTTAAGTATATGAAAAAATCAAAACGCCCCGCTAGCTTTGGGAGCGATACTGGTAAATATAAATTTTACACATCCAGTAATAAAGTTAAATACTGCGATGTTGCTGATTATTCAGATAATAATTTAATATTAATCGGAAATGGAGGTATTGGGTCTATTTATATAGATAATGAATTTTCTTGTTCGGATCATATGTTTGTTTTAAAAAGCAATATTGCCACATATTGTTATTGGATATTATTAAATTTTAGAACGGAATTATACGATAATATGAATGGTTCTACAATACGCAATCTTGGAAAAGATGCACTTGATAACTTTAAAATCCCCATACCAAAATCCAAAGAAAAATTAAACGAATGGATTAACAAGTTAACAAAGCCATATGAACGACTATGTGAAAAGCGAATTAAATTAAATGAATTAGAGCAATACATATATGATGAAATTAAACGTATATGTGATGAGGAAGATTGTAAGGATTATGCATTGGGGGATATATGCAATATTAAATCCGCTCTAAAATCTACTTTGAAGAAATATTACACAACCGATAAAAAACATGGATTCATTACTGGGAAAAATCTAAACGGTGATCATAAAATGACGTATATAAATGATAAAGGATATGATATATGTAAACGTTATACAGTCAGTACTGGTGATATATTAATACCCGAAATATATGGTGTTGATAGTATATTGGTTATTGTGCCTGATTTATGGAACGCGTATGTTTATAAAGGGTCATTTAAAATCAATGAAATAAAAACAAACAAATATTATTTATTGTATTATTGTAATTCACCAATATTTAAAAAACAAGCTGTACATGCATCCGAAGGATCATTATTTAAGCACGTATCTGTAACAATATTATCGAAATTAAAAATCAAAATACCAACCAATGAAAAATTATTACGCCGACTCGATAAACGTTTTCAAGAAGTGATAGAATTACAAGAATCAATTAAGAAAACAGATGATAAATACCAAACTGTTTTACAAGAGCTAAAAGATGACATATTACTGCAAGAAGAACCCGTAATCGATAATAGCGACTACGAAGATGACGATACGGATCCATATGTAAGTGATGGTGACAATGAAATTATAAATGTACATTGAAAATAAATATTAATTTTCATAAATTAATATTTATCAACTACTCGAACAATAGCATTTATAATGATGCTGTAAATATATTTTAGTTTCGTTATTTAATTGTATTTTCAATCCATCAAACTGCATTAGATAGTCGCATTTAGCTTCTACACGTGATGTAGAGGGATTGATTGTTATTTGGTAATTATCGAAATATTTATGTATATCCATCCATAATAACAGCGTATTATTAACATTTGATTTATCACTATCATTGATACATTTATTAACAGGTATAATATGCGCAACTTCTAATAATATATCATGATATATCCCACTAATAACACATTTGTTATTATATTGCTCTAATGCACGCTTCCTTAAATATGTTTGATAATTTCGTTTTACATGTTCTTCGACATCTCGTGTTATATGTGTGTCTATATCGCAATCAAAATGTGTTAATAGCACGAATTTAATATCGTGTTCATTATATTGTTGTTTTAATTTATTGTATATTATTGTAATAGGTGTATTAATAATATGTTTGGAAATGTAATTTGATATATTGGTTATCATTGGCTATATTAATAATAAGTATTAATATTAGTGTATAGGAATGTCCAGTAAATATTTGTCGTATTACAATGCAACATAATGCATATACAACAGTATATTTGAACAAGCCATATAACTGCGAATAGATGCGGATTTTTTCTCCATTTATTGTACAGGAGTAACCGCAATCAATAGTTGTTATATATTTACCATACACAAACACATATCAATCCATATCACTCGCGGTATCATACTGAA